GGAACTTTGGGTTCTTCAGAAACCTTTGATAGTCAGCATTGTCAATAATTTGAACATCAAATTTAGGAACTTCAATTGCACGTTCTGGTTCAGGGAAATTAGCATTCTTTCTGCGTCTCAATACATCATCAGCAGCGTTCTGAGTACGACGTACATTGATTTCAACCAAACGTCTCATTGCTGCTGCTGCCGCTTTAGGAGACTCTGAACTCTCAAGTTCTTTTGCCGCCCTTACTGCATCACCTTCAGTTTGTGTTCCTTTGTTTAGGCGCAAACTCTCATTGGTCAATACCTTCAAAAACTTATCATAATCTTCCCTAGCAAGAACATCAGGGTCTTCTGATCCAACTAATTGTCTTGCTCTGATAGTCGCTCTATCTTTTAAGCCAAACTTGATCTCGCCCGACTTGATTCTGTTAATGAAGTTATTGGCATCAGATGCTAAGTTTGTTGCGGCAGTTGCAGTCCCATAATCTGCCTCTTCATCTTTTGCAAGATAACTTGGCAATGGCTTAGTTCTAGCAGTTTCTGCTTTGCGCTCTGCTTCTGATCTCTTCATGTCCTGTTGGAACGCAATGTTCTGCGCTTGCAATGCTTGATTGCCTTGTTGAATCAAAAGGCTTTGACGAGAGTTCTCAAGACCTTGAGACCTTAATGAAGCTAGTGTGTCTTGATTGTTTTTAATCTGCGCTTGATTTTGTTCAAACTGACTAATTCGCTGAGTCATCTCAGCCAACTCTTTAGCTTTTACATCAACCTTTTCAGGATCAAGAATGCCTTTTTCAAGACTAGTTGAATACTGTTTTGCAAGTGTTTGAACAGTCTTTGGAATAGTTGCATCTTCAATAAACACCTTAAATGGATTTTCCTCTGGAGCACCCATTGCACCGATCCTTCGGAGATCAGGAATAACTTTGGCAAACTGAGAGATTGCTGCCTGTCCTTGTGGGAATGACAGCAGTCTATTCTTCACTTCTTCATTGACGCTACCATCTGGGTTTTTCAGTTGTGTTACTAAACTTTGAGCAAGAGCATCAAGTCCTTGAGTTTGCATTCTTTGACCACGTTGAGTCAAATAATCCTCATTCTTCATGGCTTGCATTCTGGCTTGCGTACCTTGCTCACGCAAAGCAAGGGCGGCTTCTGCATCACCACTTTGCAGTGCCATTTGAGCAGCTTGAAGATATGAGTCCGGATTGCTAGGGTCAATCATTCCAAGCAATTGCTGACGTTGAGTGATGCGCTGAAGTTGTGGGTCTTGAATGCCCAAAGCACCGCCAATAGCACCAGTAAGACCTTTAGCCCCTGCATAGGTCATTGCCGCACCCGCTTCACCAGGAGTCAGTTTAGCAAAATCAATACCCTCACGCAAAGCACTTCTGCGTTGTTGCTCACCATACATTTCAGGGGTCAACCCGAACAGACCCGCTACGATATTTTCCGCCATGATGATTCCTTACAAATATAAACCGAGGTCTTGGCTACCATAATAGTTACCAGTACCAAATGTGGTTGCTGGTGCGCTCATAGCCGTTGTTGCTGGAACACCACCAAACAATCCACCTACTACTTGACCAAACAAAGGATTAGCCGCTGCTCCAGACAATGCAGAAGCGTATGGGTTTCTAGTGGCATCTGCACCAGTTGCCAAGGCTACGCTTTGAGCCGCACCCGTTAAGCCTAAACGACCCACATTAGCACCTGCTGTAGCCGCTTGTTGAGCAAGAGCAGTACTCATTGCAAAAGGTTGTTGTGCCGCACTCTCCAAGGCTTGCATTTGTCCAAAAGCACTTGTAAATGGTGCATAAGCGGCTTGTTGACCACCATAGTATTGACCCATAGTCTGTGCGCCAGTATTAAGTAATCCCGCACCAAACTGAACTTGTTGTTGACCATATTGTTGAGCATTAGCCGCCAATTGAGCCTCTTGTTGCGCTCTAGCGTTATACAAAGCCTGTAGTTCAGGAGTTGTAGCACCCAAAGCACCGCCTTGAGCAACAGATAAACCGCCACGACCCTGTTGTTGGAGTCTGTTTTGCAGATTAGCAAGTTCTATCTCTCTGCCTGGTTGCAACAAAGCCATCTGCGAAGCAAGATAGTTCTTAGCAACGTCTTCAGGCTTTTCAGCAAGATAACCTGAACCAAGTTTAAACAAGCTCTGAGCGCCTGTTTGTAGTGGTTCAAAGGCTTTCTGAGCGCCTTCTGCTTGTTGAATACCAGTTTCAGCTAACTTAACAAATCGGTCTTGAGCCGCTTTAGCTTCAGGACTTAATGTGTATCCTGCGCTTGTTAATCGACCTGTTACTGGATCGACTGCAAACTGTGATGAGCCAAACCTAGTGGTCATTCCAATAGGTCTAAACTGAGCACCCGCTTTAGCTGCAGCAGTCTCAGTATCAATCATTGTCCTTGCTTTATCAGCCGCTTCTTTTGATGTCTGCTGTTGCAGAAGACCTGATGCAGTAGTTGCTCCTGTTGAGAACAAATTAGCAATCTGTGCAGTTGTTAAGCCTGTTTTAGCTAGATCAGCAATTTGAGTTGCTGTAAGAGCCGTAGCCGCTGTGTTGGCTGCAGTATTTGTTAATGCTGTATTAGCCGCAGTATTTGTCAAAGCGGTGTTCGCAGCAGTATTGGTTAGAGCAGTATTAGCGGCTGTGTTAGTCAATGCAGTATTGCCTGCAGTATTCGTCAATAAGCCACTAGTTGTGGTATTTGCAAGTGCATCAGCCGCCAACTTATCTGCAACAGATTTAGTCGTAATTCCTGCCGCTTCACCAGTCAAAAGACCACTACCACCAGTCAAGCTAGTGATAGTAGGTACTGTTGCACCAGTAGTCAAAGCAGTACCAAGTGTTGTAGCACCAGTAGTACCCCCCACACCACCAAGAGCCAAGTCAAGTTGTGCAAGTTCAGCCGCAGTTAAACCTGTAGTTCCAACAGTAGCCGCAGTTCCTGCTGCCGCACCAGTACCACCCAAACCCGCTAAAGCAGCGCCACCAAATAAAGCCGTTGAACCAAGTAAAAACTCTTTGACAAGATTGTCAACCTTCTGCTGTGTACCAGTACGCTCAAGTTCACCAGTTGGAAGATATTGGTTGTAAGCACCACCAGTTTTGTTCTCACCTGCTTTATAGGTCAGAATGTTCTTTAGTCCACCAAGTTGCTGATCTTCACCAGAACCTATTACATCGTAGATTGATTGAACATAAGTGTCTCCAAGCAATACAGCTTCATTAGGAGGAACAACAGCACCTAGACGAGAAATAATCTCACCAATAGGCATATTGAATGTGCTTGCAATCTGAGACGGGCTAACAGCGTTCTGCCTCATAAAAGCAAGAATTTGGGCATCACTCATGCCAGGTGTTTTTAGAAAATAATCAAAAACTTGCTGATTGCTTAAAGCCATGATGTTTACTCCGCTTCTTTAGGAACTTGCGCTTCAGCCTGTTCTTTAATTTTAAGAATCAGAGGCCACACGCCTGACTTGCTTGGCAATTCACCAAGAGTCTGCAATACAAAGTTAATCTCGTTAACGTCTAGTTCTAGCTTCATGCTTGACCCCATGGAGTGCCAGAAGCCGTTACTGGTGCTTTCTGCAAAGCAATGTTAGCTGCCAGAGCGTCTTCTGTTGCTTGTTTATCAACACCATTAGCCCACACCCAACCAAGCACTGTGGCTTGTGTCAGGTCTGCATAAGGGACATTGACTGTGCCATCTGCCCATGAGCAAGTTGAATAGATGGATGCCGTGTGTTCACCATCTACTGCTGTGGCTTGCCAATGGGCTGTGGTTACAAAACCATCTGCTGTTTTGCGGTCTAGTTGTGAGATTGTCCAAGTGGTAGTCATGTTAGTTTCCTTTAAAAATTAGCAAGCCATTAAAACGCATGGGATACAATATGAGCCATCTGCGTAAGTGCAAGTGATGTGATTTGAAGTTACTTTTGCAACAGTTTTAGAACGAACAATGTCATCGCCTTGTGGCTTGGCTGTTCCATCACCCGCAGACATGAGCAAGTCGCCACGAACAACAGTTACACCTTGAGCAATGCGAATAATCATATCGCCTGTCATTGCCATGTTAATTTCGTCAACATTGTGTTGCTCATCATGTGACCAGTTAACAAACACACCAGCAACATTGACATCGCCTTCTGTATCAGACACTTTGACTTTGTTTAACTGTTCGTTGTCAACAGGTTGTCCATCTTTTGTATAGACGTTCATTTCATCAAGGTTAGACAAAACAGTACCTTTAAAGATTGAATCGTCTTTTGGTGCTGTGGTTTGTGCGTATCGTGATAAGTGACCGCCATTGTATGAAACAGTAGTTCCTGTGACAGTAATATTGCCTTCTTGTGTTCCATCCTGAAGAAACCCAACTAATTCACCATCATCTGTTTTTCTGTTTACTTTTAAGCCAGCAGCACCAGCCCTAGAAAGTTGCATTCCACCATTACTTGCTGTTGATGCCCCTGTAACATTACTCTCAGCGGGAGTGCTATTTGTACCACCCACCAGCAAGTTACCGCTAGAGTCTATTCTGGCTCGTTCTGTGTCATTGGTAAGAAAACCTAAAAAGTGGTTACTAGCTGTTCCAACAAATCCACCAGAATCGGTAGAGTACATCCTTGTTTTAGTACTGTAACTTCCAGTTGTACTTTCAAAAATACCGCCCTGTGTACTGCCTTGCAAACTAATAGTTTTGTAGCCAGAAACATTGGTCACGCTAGTTGAGCCAACACAAAGATTTCCGTTGGCATCTAGAGTCATCGCCTGAGTAAAGGTGATAGCGTTTCCTGCTGTGCCTGATGCGGCTGTGCTCCAATAATGAGTACCAACGTATTGGGTATATTGTGTAGCAAATCCATTTGCTATGTACTTATAGTTAGTGCCATCATAAAAAGAATTATGAGATAACTCTAAGTCTACATTTGCGTATGAAATTAAAGAAGCATTTTTAACCTGAAAGGCCGCACCACCTGCTGTATTCCAAGCACTCGGTGTAACACCAAGACCTAGATTGCCTGCGCTGTCGAGGCGCATACGCTCTGTGCCGTTAGTGCTAAACACTAGTGGATGGTTTGTGTCCGTCCTGAGAACGGCCTCTGTGTCTGTGCAAAGCGCATCAAACTGAACAGGCGTTGTTGTATCAATAATAGTAAGTCGTGGGTTGGCTGACCCACTAATACGAATACCATCCTGAGAAGTGTTAGAAAGAATGTCTAATTTTTTAGTAGGTGATGCAACTCCCACACCCAAACTTGTCCCATCAAATACTAGCGCAGAGCCACTTGTCAGAACCTTTGAACCATTGAGATAGGTTACTCCGTTGGCTGTGCCAGCAGAAAGCGTCTGACTGCCTGTAAACGTGTTTGAAACCAATGTTGCAAAGCTAGAGAATGCCAATGTTCCTGTGCCATTAGTGGACAACGCTTGACCGCTTGTGCCATCAGCACTTGGGAGTGTCCAAGTTACATTAGCAGCAATCGTATCTGGTGCTTTAAATGAAACATAGTTTGTACCATTATCTGTATCTTCATACAGCTTCAGATTAGAGCCAACAGTTGAGTTTCCAAGAACATCTAATGCACCTGTAAACACAGCAGCACCAGTATCACTCAATGTTGCACCAGTAGAGTTCTGTAACAACTTACCTGTTGTGCTATCAAAACGAGCAAAGGCATTGTCTGTAGAAGATGCAGGGCCAACAACATCGCCTGATCCGCCACCACCAGAAGCCGCAATGGTGATTGTTCCATTGCCATTGGTAATCGTAATGCCTGTACCTTGAGTCAATGTAGCTTTGGTTAGCGTATTGCCTGTGCTATTGCCAATCAACAGTTGACCATCTGTGTAAGAGGTCTGTCCTGTACCGCCATTAGCGACAGGTAGAGTCCCTGTTACACCTGTAGACAAAGGCAAACCAGTTGCATTGGTCAATGTGGCACTTGTTGGTGTCCCCAAGATAGGAGTCACCAAAGTAGGTGAAGTAGCAAATACTGCTGATCCTGATCCTGTTTCATCTGTCAAAGCACCTGCAAGGTTGGAGGAGCTAAATGAACCCAAAGATGTTGCATTGCCAACAGAAGTGACTGCACCTGTTAGGTTAGCGTTAGTTGTGACGTTACCTGCTGTTAAACCAGAGGCAGTTCCTGTGATGTTTGTGCCAACCAAAGCGGATGGAGTGCCAAGGGCGGGGGTAACTAAAGTTGGGCTATTGGCAAACACCAAAGCACCTGAACCTGTTTCATCAGTTACGGCAGAAGCCAAGTTAGCAGATGATGGTGTACCCAAGAAAGTAGCTACACCAGTACCCAAGGATGTAATACCTGTACCGCCATTAGCCACGGGCAAAGTGCCTGTCACACCAGTAGTTAGAGGCAAACCAGTTAGGTTAGTTGCCGTACCAGAAGCAGGAGTTCCCAATGCGGGAGTCACCAAAGTAGGACTGTTTGACAGAACAACAGAGCCTGTGCCAGTAGAGCTAGTTACACCAGTACCACCATTTGCCACGGGCAAAGTACCAGTAATGTCAGCAGTAGAAAGACTTACTGCATCCCATGTAGCATTAGTGCCATCAGTTTGGAGATACTTGTTTGCGTTACCTGTTTGAGTAGGCAAGAGGTTGTTCAGAGCAGCAGTAGCCGTAGAAGCACCTGTACCGCCATCAGCAACCGCTAAATCAGTAATACCAGTAATTGTACCGCCAGTAATTGCGGCAGAAGCATTGTCTGTTTTAGTGCCAACAGCAGTTTGAATATTGTTAAACTCTGTATCAATTTCAGTACCCTTAACAATCTTTAAAGGATTGCCTGGTGATAGGTTATCTTTTGATGCAAAGTTAGTAGTTTTGGTGTAATTTGACATAGTTTACCTCTTACCCTATTTTGCCATCTTTGGCTTGAATTTCAATCTTTTGTAGAGAAAACGATGTTCCATTTATCGTAGTCTCATATCCAGTCTGGACAATCTTTCCTGCACCTGAAGCATTAGCAGTTAAAGTCTTAATTGGAACACCGCTTGTGTATTCAGCAATGTTGTACTCAGCCGTACCATACTCATAACTTGTTTGAGCAGGGATGTAGATGTTCTCAGCACGATAAGAACCTGAGTAGTCAAAGCCCCAATTGATAGACAAAAACTGATTTGAGCCACCAATCACAATAGCAGTTACAGACTTCAAAATAGAAATCTGATTAGGGTTTCCCAAGTCGGCATTGTTTGTGTAGTACGCAAATCGGTACGTTGTTGCGTCATCAAGATAAGTTCCATACTTACCGATATACCCATTCTTACCAATGTACAAATCGCCATTACGCAAAGAACGTAATGATGTAGGAGCAATTGAGTCCCATTTTGTTACACGGGAAGCTCCATCTTGCAAGGATTGCTTGGTATCGAAACAGTAAACTTGGAAAGTAGCGGGTAAAACAAGCAGATAAAAGGCTTCTTTTTCTGAGTAAACAGACTTCAGATTAGCCAATGTTTCGCTTGCCAATGATGAATTCAGGTCAAAACGCACATTCTTAGATAGGTCTCTTAGGGGTGCAGACTTCTCTTGGATAGTCCTCATCAGTGAACGAACACCTGAGTCTGACAAGAAAATAACATCAGAGCCAACGCTTTGAATCGTATCTCTTGCAATACATCCGATAGAGCCAATTGTGTCGCTCAGAACTAAAGATGCGGGTGTAGAAGCACCAGAATACACAAGAATCTGTCGTTTACCAAAGATAAACAAGAAGTCATTGTGCGCTGCCAAACCCATAATTTCATCAGCACCATTAGGCCATACACGAGAAACATCTAATGAGCCTGAAGTACCACCCCCCCATACATGACCTGCAATCAGATCAGAAAAGGTAACAGTTACTTTGTCAGTAGACGTATTAGCCACCCATAGGCGACCAAATGCCGAAATAGCAATGTTGGCTTGAGGAACAGTAGCCACATAACCCGACTTCTCTGAGACTCTGCGATAAGTAGTTGTACTTACTGCGGGGTCATAAATCAGAGGATCGTGACCTGTTTGAAAGAAGTATGCAATGCCATTCAAGGATGCAGTTTGCCAATTAGATGCCGTGATAGTAGGAGCAGTACCGCCACCACCATAGGTCAACTCAGTCACCGCATTAGAAGTGCCAAGTTTGAATATCTTATTGTTGCCCGCAAATAGAACTGTAAGAGTTCCGTCAGTCTGGACTAATTCATGGATTACACCAACGTCATTAGCACCTAGATTGCCAGAGGAGGGATTAACCCTTGACCAACCTTTTCTAGCACCAATACGACATACTGATCCAAGATGCAGTTAGTCGCAACCAAAGCAAAGCCAGCCCCTAAATCAAGGGGAGAGTCTTCAGTATTCAGGCCATAAAAGCCTGGTGCTGAGAGACTGTAACTTTGGAGTTGTGCTGCCATTAGACCGCCACAAAGTTGTCTTCAG